CGCACAGGCTACCGGCTATTGCAACACCTTCAACGTTTTAGTTCAGAGGATGTTACGCTTTCCCGATCCACCGAAAACCGTGTGCCTGTGGGGGTTTTCGTTGAATCGAAAAAGCTTACTTGTTGACGTTCAGCGGGTTAAAGGTGTTGCAATAGCTAATGGCTAACGTGGTCTATAATCCGAGGATCTGTAACGGAGAAGTGTTCGCTGTGGATATCTCCGCCCCAGTCTACAGCGCCGGACGGTTTCTCGAGGGTTCCACAACACCTGACGTGGAGATATTAGGCGTCAAAGAGTCCCGGATGATTAGCCCGCTGGACCGGACGAGCAAGACGTGGATCCTCAGCGCCGGCGGCAGCACTGCCGATACGGCATACTTCTCGCTCTGGGACTATGCGACGATGACCGAACGCGTGGATGACACAAATCTGGCTATCCGCCCCAACGCGTTCGACTGGGTGGACAGCGACACGGTCATTTCCGCCAGTTATCAGTCGGGACAGAGAAACAGGCTGTATCTTGTGGATATAGCCACCGATCCCTCCTTCACCGTGACGTTAAACACTTCGTGGAATGTTGACGGGTATGTCGAAGCCCCCCCTGCCACGACCCGCATCCGCACCGTCTCAGTGGGCGACCGTTACAGCGGGTATGCGTACTTCGGCAACTCCGGCACAAACGAAGCCGCGTTCTGGGCCATCAATCTGACGAACGGCGTACTAACGCAACTCGGAACCCTTAACGTAACGGGTTCGGGATCGTGGGGGCTCTGGACCGTCAAGGAACTGGACGGATATCTGTATCTGCACACGACGACTAACGGCATCTTCGTGTATAAGATGGATAATGCGACCACGTTGGGAGATCTTTTCACCCACCATACGAAGGAGCAGATCAATTTGATCACCGGCAGTGAGGAAGGCAATTACGGGTTCGATGTGTCTGATGGCGGACAGCGTATGGTGCTGGGCGTGGGGTCAACCGGCGTCGCCGAGTTTGAGCCTCTGGTCAAAACGCCCAAGATGCGGTGGCTGACGACCGGTCCGGGGAGTGCCAATGTCTATTACGGCGGCGCGGTCAAAGACCACCAATTCTACACGGGCCAGATCAACACCGGCCCGCAGGTCTGGGACAATGCCGGGAATCTGGTACACAGCACCAACCTCACCAACACGTCCAAGTGCTCGGTGCCGTTCGGTCCGTACGTCTTTTTCGGCTACCAAGACGGCGGCATTTATCGGATCAACAATGACTGGAAGACGGATTTGGTCGACCGGGTCAATCCGGGCAACACCGATCCGGAGGCACTAGCGACAGACGGCACCTACCTGTACACAAACAGCGATGCCAAGAGAAGCCATCTCTACAAGTATGCGGTCAACAATGAAGTCGGAAGTTTCACTTTGACCGAGATCGGTTCGGTGTCGACCGGCCTCTCACGGATCCGAGGCATCAGTTATCACAACGGCAAGCTCTACGCCGCCGATACCAGCGGGACCACGCTGGTCGAAGTTGATGCCGCAACCATGACTTCGACCCACATCATCACGCTGCCAGCCAGCGGCGCATATCAGGCGGTGAGGTCGGGCGACAGGATTTACGTTGTCGGATCGGATGAGCATCTGCGTGTCTACAAGACCGACGGCACCGCTTGGACAGCCGCCGGGAGCTATAATCTGGGACTGGGGGGTTTATACGGCATTTCCGACGTCGACGACGGTCACGTCTGGGTGACTTCCAAAGACAAAAAAATCTCCTACTGGAGTCTGCAAGACCTTCCGTTCTCCGATGATTTTGAAAGCTATCCGGAAACCCTCTCTGTGGGAGACATCGCTTACAACGGGTGGAGCGGATCGAGTGAGGCCGTGGTTCAAAGCGGCGTCGGTGTTGGCGGAAGTCAGGCTGCTGTCCTGCCGAGTGGCACGACGGTCACCAACACACTGCATCCGTCCACCACAGCCTACACCGAGGTTTGGACCGACCTGCGCTTGAAGCCGGTGGCGTTTGATGTTGATGCGGTACCGGAGGTAAACACCAACGCGAGCGTGATGTTGTATGTCAACGCTGAAGGGTTTGTGGTTGTGTACAACCCCGAAACCGAGAAGTGGACAACGTGTTCCACCAGCGTCGCGGGCGGTGACGTGACGCCGATCGAAAACGATGCGTACGCGCGCATTACCCTGTACAAGAACTATACCGCAGGCACGGTGGCGGTTTTCGTGGACGATGTTCTGGTGCGCGAAAACCTGAGCATGATCTTCAACCGCCCGTGTTACCGTGCAATGGCTGTGGAGAACAGCGGCGAGGCCAACGCGTATCTGGACAACGTGGCGATCACCTTGTCCTACCCGCGTGACCTGACAGGCGACTCTGACGGCGACGGCTGGTGCGACGCGCAAGAGATCGCTTCCTGGGGCTCGATCTCGGCCACGACCAACAACGTTCCGTATACTTGGTTGTTCAAACATGGATTGACCGATCCGGACGGCGACGCGGACGGCGACGGCCAGTCGAATGCGCAGGAGTATCTGGCCGGCACCAACCCGAATGATGACACCAGTGCCTTCCAGATCCTGAGCATCGAAAGGACCGCAACGGAAACGATACTCGAGATCATGGGCAACGACTCCGGCGCCCGCAGCGATTTCATTATCCAGCGGAGCGTGGACCTGAACGACGGGTTCGTAGATTACGACACGGCGAAACGCGGCGTGGAACCGGCTAACACGTTCTACACGAACGTGGACGACGAGGTCACGAGCCCGGTCTTCTTCTATCGGGTGAAGGCTACCCCGTAATCCCGCACAGACAAAAGAGCGGATCAAGCGGCACGGATGCAGGTCCGTGCCGCTTGCCGTTTTTTTGTTTTGCCCCTTGTCATCACTCAAACCGTTTGATATAGTCTGGCCACTTTTCAGGGGTGGTGGCGCAATTGGTTAGCGCACCGGACTGTCGATCCGGTGGTCGCGGGTTCGAATCCCGTCCACCCCGCCATTTCAGATTCCGAACACGCGGAAAACCGGAAAGGCTTCCGCTGAGACGATTCGAACATTTCCGTAACGCGGGCGTAATTCAATGGTAGAATAGGAGCTTCCCAAGCTTCTTACGTGGGTTCGATTCCCATCGCCCGCTCCATTTTCACCAAAAAACCCTTTAAAATTAACGTTTCGCAGCAATACGCAACTTCTCCGTGTTGATACTGTGTTGATACTGTCACACCACGCAGAAAAACCCGCCGCCGCACCCGGCCGGTCCACCGTAGAACGCAGAAAAAAGAAAACGCCGTAAGCAACCTGTAGTATGCTTACGGCGTTGACACTTTGTTGACGCCTCAATCAATCGCTACAAGAGCCGTCCGTGCACCCGGCGGAAACCTGCTTCAAGGCGTTGGTCGTCGCCCCGAGGCCGAACTTCTTCACCAGGCTCTCGGCCGTCACCGACAAAGCCTCCTGCGGCGAGGCGAAAGCCATCACGGCTTTCTGCACCGCCTCAATCGGCTTGTCGCCAGTCACACCCGCCGACAGCGTCGGCACAGCCGCAAGATCAGTCCGGTCCCCGCCATCCGTGTCCGCGCTCTGCGCGATCGTGCCGTTCACGTCCGAGACGTTAACAGTCACAGGACCGGCCAGACCGACGACGACGGGCGTGCCGCCGTTGGTCGGGATCACGATCAGCCCGAAGTGGTTGTTGACCGTGGTCACGTTGTCGCAGGCCCTCGTTCCCGCGCTCTTGCTGGCAGGCGTTGCCAGGTTGCACCCGCACGCCAACACCAAGGCCAGACCAACAACGCACCCAAAGCACGCCTTCACCGCGCGCGCGGCCGCAGACGGCCGCTTTTCGCGGAGAGCCTTGCGCACCGCGACACGTTTTCCGCGAACCTTCCTGCGGGTAGCCTCCCGCGCCTTGTTCGGATTAGCCATTTTTCACCCCCTCCTTTTTCCGGAGCTTGCTCAGCCAGCTCCACACCGCAGTGGCGACAAACAGCCCGCCGCCGACCAGCGCGGGGCCGTTCGTGGAAATCGCTTCCACGTCTTCCATAGACGCCACGCCCTCGTTCACCAGCCAGCCGCCGCCGGCCGCAAGCAAAGCCCGCACAAGCCCGCCCAGCACGGCCCCGTTGGCCCGGACCCATCCGGCCAACGCCACCCCCAACAAACTCCACAACGAAGCAGAAGCCATAACCCACCCTCTTTCTCTTTTTACAACCGCCCGAACAACGACCGCGCCGCCCGGACGACCCAAAGCCCGTCGAAACCAACACCGCACCGCACGCGACAATGCTCCCGAACCTCCTCACGAATCACGGCCCGCAATTTGTCCTCGGACCACAGCAAATCGCGGAAGGCGTCCACAGCGTGCGCCAGCCGATCCACGGATAGCATCAGCCCGGCCATGATCACGCGCATTTCAGCTTCCGTCACAGTGTCGCCGCGCATGAGCCGCTCCGCGTACAACTTCGCCATCGTGTCGACATCCACACCCATAAAAACCCCCAGACAATCCATCACCCAGGCGCAAAATAGTTCGGGACCCCGCTTGTCCCGGAACCGATCAGCGGGACGCTCCCGCTACTCCCCGACACGGCCCGGCCATCCACCCCGGAGTACAACGGCGTGTTGCCGGCCTTGTCCGCGAACCGATTGTTGCCGGACCGCGTGGCCATCGCCAGGGACCGCAGATAGACCTCCGAATCCTTCCACCCGGAAGCGAGCTTGTGTATCTCGGCATAGTCGATCTCCAGACCGAGGAAATACCACACCATCATCTGCAGATGCCGCAGGCACGGGAACGGAAGAAGTTTCGGGTCTAGCTTCGCGACAGAATGCTCGTCGGCGTTGACCGCGGACCGGAAGTCCAAAAGCACGCCGGAAAGGATGGAATCCAACCGGCTCAGCCGGGTTTCCAACCGAGTGTCGAAAAGCCCGAATGCTTTGGCGAGGCCCTTGGGGAGGTTGTACGCGACCGCCTCGACGGTCACCTTCACCCACTCGCCATCCTCTGTCTTCTCGAAAAACGCACTCTCGAAAAGATACCAGGCACGCCAACGGCCAAAGAGGAAATGATCCTTGTCCGGGGCTGAATACCCGTCCTCGACACGCATCCCGCCGACGACCGGCTCGGTCCACCACCCATCAAACACGAGGTTCGAATCAGGGTGCGTCGGCAAAGGAAGATCCTGATACCCGCCGCCGGGCTGGGTAATCGGCGCACGGACATCGACCCCGCCGGGAAGCGATCCTTCTTCCAGGACATAGGTCACATAAACGGTGTGCCCGACAGACCGCCAATGCGCGTACAGGATATGATCCACAGCAGGCACGAGCGTCGCGTCATCCACACGAAAACCGCCGTCGGCGGCAGTCCACCAGCCATCAAAACGGAGATCGCTATCCGCAGGGAGGGGCGCGGGGAGGTCGCCGTACGCCGAGCCGGACGTAAGAGAAACTTCAAACGGATCGACGGCATAGCCGCCGTTCGCGTTGAACGAGACCTTGACCGTGGCCCCCGCGTAGTTGTAGTCGACATGCCAACGGGCGTACAAGACGTGATCCGTTTTCTGGTGGCACACGGTCGCGTCGTAGACGCGCGTGCCGCCAACGTCCTGCGTGGTCCACCACCCGTCAAACACCATCGCCGGATTCGAGTGCTCCGCGTCAAGCAGCACGCCGTCATAGGAATAGGCCGCCCCGTAGTAGCACAGCTTGTTGGGGGCCAGCGGGGGTTCGCCGCCGTTGGCGTCCAGAAGCACATGGACCTCGATCCTCTCCGTATACTTGGCATAGAGCGTGTGATCCACGTCCGGGACATAATACGACCCGAGAATCAAGTCCCCGGCGGCCGTGTGCCATCCGATAAACGTCAGATTCGGGTCCTGGTGCGTGGGCGTGGCGGGCAGGTACTCGCTGTAAAAGTGCCCCGCGTCCATCATGATGGGGGTCAACACGGGATTCGTCGCCCCGTCAAACACCAGTGTCACAGCAGCCATCGCCACCCTCCCCGAATCACGAGAAAGGGCCGCCCGCCCGGCACGGACAGACGGCCCCCATCGCCACAAACCGCCTGCTTACGACGCAGACACGACCAACCGCTTCACCGCCGACGCGTTGGTCACGCGGATGTCTTCCGACCAGTCGAATTTCGCGACCTCGACACGTCCGTCGTCGCGCATGTAGCTGGACGGAACCATGTACTTGCCCATGAGACGGAAGGTCTTCATGAACGACGGGTCACGCCGGGTCGGGGCCTGCCGCCGCGCGAACACCAGCACCGACGTGTCCAGCACGAACTTGATGCTCTCCGCCACGCCGACCGGCGCGTCGTCGTACACCATGTACGACGTGCGAATCTCCGGAGTGCCGACGAACAGGTTGCCCGCGACCGCCTCGGTCGGCACCGCGAGGCTCCCGCCCGCCTTGCCGTTGCCGACGACGAAACGCCCGCGCACGGCCGCGGCGTTCTTGAACAGAACCCAGGCCGACGCGCCGAACAGTACGCCGACGCCCATGAGGCTGCCGTACTTCGCCGCTTTGATCACGTCCAGGATCGCCGCGTCGATGTCGGAAACCGGGTCCGACGTACTGTCCCACGTCTTGCCGTCGCCCGCGCCCGCAGCCGTCAGGGCCGCGTCGATCACGGCCTTCTCGTGGGCGAGCGCCGCGACTTCCGCCACGGCCACCGCGCCCTCGCGCAGAGCGTTCTCGAGATCCTCGCTCTCCAGCTTCTCCAGGTTGTCCACCGGATAGTCCAGAGCGTGCGGCTCGCAGTTGTACGTCTCGTCCTGCGCGTCGAAACGAAGTTCCGTCGCGCGCCCGCCGATGGAGCGAAGCGTGTTCGGGATACGGAAACGGTTTTTCTCCGTGTACTTCTTGTACCGCCCAACCGAGGTCGGGACCTCGATGGTCGGGGCCAGAAAGTCGGCCACCGGCATGATCGCGGCCTGGGCAGCGCCCTGGGCGAACTCCTTCAAAGTGGGGCTCGCGCTGATATCGCTTAATCTGCTCATCGTTTACTCCTTCTTCTCGTTGTATCCACCGCGAACCCGCGGCAAACCATGTCCAAAGTCCACTACACCGGAATATAGGCCTTACTCAGAAGAACCTTGTCACCGGCTCTCGCAAGGTCATTCCAGGCCTCGCCTTCATACAAAACCTGTCCTGCGCCCAAGATCATAGTGTCCCCCGGGCCGGCGACGATATTCGCCGAGCCCCCACCATCGACAAAGGCCGAAGGAAGGACGACGCTCCCTTGCGTTTGCCCGGCAAAACCCATGAAAACACACGTCAAAACGCCGCCGGCCTCGGCAACCACCATCGCAAAACAGACGGCGGTCCCGGCAGACGGCACAACAGCATTCCACCCCGTTTCCTCACGGACAAGAACCTTCCCAACCAAATCAGAGGCGTCGCCAGAATACGTCACGGAAGACACGTTCAAATAGAACACCCCGCCGTCCGCGCCAGCGGCTCCGGGAGCCCCGTCCGCCCCGGGAGCCCCGTCCGCACCGTCCGCCCCGTCGCGCCCAACCGCGATGGGCCGGAGAAGGACGTGCTGGGTGTCGATTCCAGGCTCTTCCGCGATCCCGATCACGCGGGCCTTGCTACCGGCCTCGTACGCCTTGACCCGGCCGTCCCCGTTCGAGACGAGCAATTGCCCGGCGACACAGACGCCAGACAGGCACACCCGGCAGTTGCCCGAAGGCGTCACGGGAAAAGCCCCGCACAGGTAACCCTGGTCCGCGCCCTGGGTCAAGACATACGGAGTGATGTCCTGGTCGTTCTCGGGGAGGACGAAATCCTTCCCCGAGTTCAACTTCACAAGGTGCGCTGTCTTGAGAGACAAGTCTTCGCCGGCCGCGAAACCCACGGCCCCGAACCGGCAATCACTCTGTTTCTGATTGAACATCGCACACCCCTCACGTCACGGCTCGATCTGAACCCAATCGTTCGTGGTCAGCCCCTTGGCGACCCACACGGCATTGGTGCCCGTCCCGGCACTCCCGAAAAGGAACTGCCCGGCAAACGCAGGCGTTTTCAGCGTCGCGTCCGTGGTAGCATTCGTGTCCGTGGCCACGGCCAGCCCGTTGGTGGTGACCACCGTGCGGAGCTTCTCGCGCCACACGATCTCCGGGTCCGCGGCGAACACCGCCGCGCAGACCAACGCAGCCGCGAAAAGAAAACTCAGATACTTCTTCATATCAAACCCCCTTACTCGGTGACCGTGATCGGCCCGATCAGCGCGGGACGGCAGAGAACTTCCTGCCCTTCCACGCCCTTCTCTTCCGCGATCGCCAGACCGCGGTACGTGCCCGCCACCGCGGGAAGGGCGCGAACCTTGCCCTTGTCCGCAGCCGTGCCCGTGTCGGCCAGGACCAGCACATCGCCGGGGTTGCAAGTCCCCTTCAAAACGACGCGCACGTTGACGCCGGCCTCCAACGGAATCACGTCCACGTACTCGCCGTCTTCCGCGTCGTCGTTCAAGACGTACAACGCATATGCGTCGTTCGACCCCGGCAACTTCACTTCCGGAACGCCGGCCTCATGGGTCAACTCGACGAGCCGACCGTCCTTATCGGTGAGGTCTTCACCGGCCAGAACACGAAACGCACCCACTCTCACATCCGTCTGCATCTTTCACCTCCGATTTACTCACCGAGTTCCGCTTCCGCGCGGCGCCACGCCGCATCGAAAGAAATCCCGTGCAAACGCACCAGCTCGCGCGAACGATTCGCGATCCGCGAACACCGCGCCGCGTCAGGTCCGCCGCGCTCCGCGCCCGGTTCCGCAACAGCGGCCTTTGCGGAACGGTTGTGGAGAGGCTTCGGCGGGGCCGCCGGAGCCGCGGCAGAGGCCACCGGGGCCGCGGCAGGGGCCGCGGGGGCCGCAGGGGCCGCAGGGGCCGCGGGGGCCGCAGCAGGAACAGCCGGAGAGGGCTCCGCCGAAGGGGGAACCGAGAGTTGCGCCATACGGTTCCGAATCCGCTCCAGCGCGCCAATCGCAGACTCGCGGTTGGACACGAGTTGCCCAGCCCAATACTCCTTGTCCTCTTCCGGAATCACGTCCGCAAACCTCTCCGCGTCGCCGGCCGCGATCTGGTCTTCAAGGGAAATCAGTTGCTCGATAAGCACCTGATTCTTCATCCGCTCGAAGTTCAGCGCCTCTTGAAGCCGCCCGATCTCGGCCGCCGCTTCCTCGGCACTTCCAACAACAACTTCCTGACCGTCCATAACAAACCCTCCGAATCTCAGATCGTCAAATGAAACGCCCTTCATTCAACGCACGTTTTGCCACATTTTCAGAAGCGTCGGCGGTCCTTGCCGGGCTTCTTCATACCGAAACCGGAGTACACATCGACCCCGGCGTCCTCCATCTTTTTCAGAAGCGTTTTGAAGTGGGACGGCAAAGCGCTACCGCCATTATAGGCCCCGCCACCGGACCCCATCTGCCCTTTCACCATGCCGTCCGGGCCGGTATACATCCCGGGAGCGATGCTTTCGACCTTCACAAGAACGCCGTTCTTTACCTCGAAAACGCCCCCGTAACCGACAATCCGTTTCCCCTCAAAAGGCGTGTTCGGGTTGCCGAGCGCCGCTTCCATTTCCGGAGTCTGCTCCCGGACGCCCCGAGGGCGGGGGACGGCCCCGCCGGAGGAGGGAGCCTTCGCCTTCCCGGACCCGTGCGCCTTGAAGGGTTTCGCCGCATCCAGCGCCGCTTGCCGCTCCGCCGCCTGCTTCTGCCTCACGGCAAGGCTCGCCGCCCGCGCCTCATCGGTCCACCCGATGTTTTTCACAAGCCCGAGACGGTCTGTCGCAACGCGGTTCGCCGTGTTGCCGTACCCGTAGAACGCGCGCGACGCTGCCCCCTGCGCGGGCGTCAGATACCCGTAGCGCTCCATCGCGCTGAGCGTCCCTTTTGAATACGGGTCGAAAAAGTCTCCCGGACGCCCGGCCGCAAGCTCTGTGATAAACCGACCGCCGTTCTGGCCCGCCGCATACACGCCGTCCACGCGCACGAGCTCAACGTCCCCGCCGCGCTTGATCCACGTCCCGCTGGCGTCCCGGTACGTCATACCATCCGGCCGGCCCTTCATAAGCTCGCGTATCCGCGCCTTATTCTGCCTGACACGAAGGCTCACCTCGCGAGCCGCGTCAGTCCACCCCACGTTTTCGAGACACCCTCCGGCGACTCGACCAGCGGCAATCCGGTTCGCCGCGAAATGCGCGGCCAACGCACGCCCACTTTTTTCCCTGACCATCACACACCCCCACTTCACACAACCGCGCCACCCGGGATCGTCTTCCCGGTCTTCGCGTCAAACCATTTCCCCTGGTAGAACACCGCGCCCTCGCGCGGTGCTTTCGGGGCCTTGCCGACCACACGCCCGTCTTTGTCGTAGAACATCCCGTCGGAAGGGTTGTAGAACCGGGATTCGGACACCGGGGTGCCGCCACGGTGTTCCCAGCCGCCGTCCGGCTTCCGGAGATCCCACACCTTCCCGGCGTTGTCGCGCACCAGCTTCTTGCCGTCCGAGACCCCGGCTTTCGCTTTCATGTCCCCGTACACGTCTTTCGAGAAGCCGCCCGCACCCGGAATCCCCGCCTTGGCTTTCATCTGTTCGTACACATCATTGCGCCCAGGCCGTTTGCCGGAACGGTCCCTGCGGGCCGCTTCAAGACGCTCCCGGGCTTCGCGCTTGCGCGCCTCGTTCTTCGCCGCGCGGAGCTGCCGGACGAGGCCGGCGTCACCCTCAGCTTTCGCGCCGGCGATGTAATCGTCGTACAAGCCGGCTTCCGCCTTGCCCTGGAGGATCTTCGCCCGCGAGTCGCCGCCCGGGACCTTGCGGGGGACGACTTCACGGGGCGCGGCGGGGCCATCCGGGGCCTCGGGAGGCGCGTCCATACCAAACCGAAGAGGAATGAACCCGATCACCGGGCCGTCAACGCCCTCCCCGGAACGCTGGATCTCCCGGTCGAGGAAGGCCTCGAACTCCTGGAGAAATTTTTTGTCGTAATCGGACAGCTTCCCGCCCTTCTTCTCGCGACCGCGGATCTCATCGAAAATCGCGATCCGCTCGGCGTGGGCCATTCCCTCCATACCGTTGTCGGAGTACGACCTCACGGCGGCGTCATACGATGCCGCAGTGCCGCCGCCGTCAGGCGCAGGGTCGCCTTTCGCGGGAACTTTCTTCTTTCCATCCAAAACCGGGCCGCCGGGGCCGGTCCTGCGGGGTTTCGCGGCACGCTTGCCTTTCTTCCCGCGAGCGAGAGCCGCAGCCGCGCGGGCCGCGACTCCCCAGGGCTTCAACCCCATCATAGACCCGTATTTCGCCAACCGCGCCGCAGCGCTTGCCGCACGAGCCGCGTCGGACCAGCGGTTCGCCATGCGGGCAGCATGGGCCGCGCGCGCGTTCTCGGTGGACGCGACAAACCGCAGAGCGCGGTTCATTGTCGCCCCAAACAGGCCCAGGCCGTCGCGCTCGAAGTCCCAGGGCGGGACCGCGTTCGGATCGGCATAGGAATCCTCGTAGAACGTCGACTCGCCGCCGACCTCGTTCCCGTCCTCGTCGAACTCGGGCATGGATTCGTCGGCTTCCACGTCGCCCGCATCCTCGCTGTCGCCGCGGCGCATCTTCACGATGTCGCGCCCGTCTTCCTGAATGGCGGCCAGCGTGTCCGCCATGTAGGACAACGCGGCGTTCATTTCCTCGCGGTTGTTCTCCGCCATCGCGGTCCCGAGCCAGTCCATGGACGCGCGGAGCAACTCGGCCGCGCTGTTCCCGTATTTGCCCTTCCCGCCTTCCGCGGCCTGCTTCGCCCACAAATCCTGATTCTTGGGGCTCAAGTGTTCGGGCCAGTACCCGCCGATGGGGTCCTCGGGGTCGACGACGCCACCCGCGATAACCGCGTTCGCGCGGCGGACCACAGCGGCCCGGTCCAAAGGAGGCCGGATGCCATAGTCGTAGCCGCGCCGCCCGTCGGCCAGCCCCTTCTCGAACTCCCCGAGAAGTTCCGGAGGCAACTTGTTAACGACATCCGTATTCACGCCCCACTGACCGGAAAGGATGCCCAAAGCCCGCGCGGCATCCTTCGCGGTCTTGGACTTCACGGCTTTCAGCAACTCCTGGCTCAACGAAACCGCCGCCCCGTAGTCCGTCGCGGCCTCGCGGACAATGTTCCCGCCCTCGATCTTCCCGCCCATCGCCTCCAATTCGGCGTGCCAAGCGGCGTCCAGATCAGACAGGAACCGGGCATACGCGGCCGCGCCTTCGGGGTCACGGAGGGGGTATCCTTGCGGATCACGCCCGGTCCGCGCCATTTCCGCCTCATGGCCGGCCTGGACATCATCGAACCACTCGGCCTGCTCCCGGTCCGCCGAATCTTCCACACCGGGGGGCGCGGCGAGATACCCGCTCATGTAATCGCCCTCTGCGACACTTCCGGGCTCGATCCCGAACAACGCCGGGGACGCGGGACGGCCAGACGCCTTGTCGGCCAGGCCGGCGACGTACGCATCGGGATTCTCCGTCCCGGCCGGGGCCACGTCGGCGGGGTCCGCGTCCAGAAAAGCAGGGAGCGGGCCAGATCCGACCTCTTCCCCCGCTGCATACGGCCCGACCTCACGTCCCTCCGCAACGCCCGCGCCGTCGTAATACCCCTTCTCCAAATCGGCGTACGCCGGCGTGCCGGCGGCGATCCCCATTTCACGCGCGGCGTCGGCGGGCGTCAAACCGGTCTCGTAGGCGGCCAACCCGGCGGAATACGCCGTCGCGTCAAGATCGTATTCCAACGGCCCGCCACCGTCCTCCGAAGGATCGGTGATGCCGGGGGCATCCAGCCATCCCTTCTGGAACGCGGCATACGCCGCAGTCCCCTCGGTCAGCCCCGCCTCTTTCACCGCGTCGGGGAGCGCGACACCTTCACGAAACGCGGCCACCCCGGCGTTGTACGCGCCGGAGTCCATCGCCGGAGGCGCTTCCTTCCCGGAGGCCCACCCGTCGCGGAACGCCTCGGCCACCTCCGTGCCGTCAAAGAACCCGGCGGCCTTGAGGCCGGCGTCGATATCCGAAAACCCGCCGCGCAAGGCGGCGGAGCGTCCGGCGTCGTATGCCCGCGTCATGTCGCGCTCGTACTGTTCCATCGCGCCGACTTCACGAGATCGGTCACCAAACTTCATCCCCTTGAACGCGCCCCGGCCGTCCCCGGCATCCTCCGGCGCGTACCGTACGCGCCCGATCACCCTCCCGGTTGCCGGGTCGATCATCTTCCCGGACCGCGCGGGGGCCGGGACGGACCCCGCTTTCAGAAGCGGAGTGCGGCCGGGCTGGTTGAACGCCCGGGAGTACGGTCGCCCGCCGACCTTCGCGAACCCGCTCAAAACGCCTTCGGAGTCATAAACCGGGCTCTTGCCGGTCACGTACTTCCCCGCCGCGCCGAACGCGCGGGACGCGCCGACTACAGGACGCACCCCCGCGCCCTGACGGTACGCGCCGGACGCTCCGACAGCCGCACCGCCGAGGGCCGCGACCAGGCCGTGGAAGGCGGCGATCTTGCCGGATGTCTTTTCGACACCGGCATACCACTCGCGGAACGCGCGGTCATACTCCTCGCGCGCCCGCTCAACACGTGCAGGCGTGTCGAAAAAAGCGCCGGACGACCCAGCGGGGAGCCGGATCGACTCCCGGACACGCTCGAGGATGGATGCGGGAACGTCGGACGTGCCACCCAGCCGTTCCAGAATCTCCCGCTCCGCACGGGCCGCATATGCCGCCGCGCGCGCGCTGTCCCCCCAGGGCTTCAACCCCATCATCGGACCGTACTTCGCCAACCTCACAGCAGCGCTTGCCGCGCGCGCCGCATCCGACCACCGATTCATAACCCGCCGACCTACCTTCTTCATAACCACCTCCGCCTTTCACTATCCGCCATCGCGGGTAACGTCCCGCGCGGTTCCGCGCACCGTCTGCCAAATCTCCTCAACATTCTCGTCCCCCGGCCGATACGACAGGGGGTTCTCGCTCCGGAGCTTGTCCAAATACCTGCCGATATTCCGAGACAAATCCCGGCCCAGCTTCCCGGACGACTCCGCAGCCCGGAACGTATCCTCCAACTGCCCGCGCACACCTCTCAACCGAATCTCGTACGCGGCCCGGTGCGCGGGGTCCTTTGCACGCCTGACCATGCCCTCGGCAAGCTCGACCGCGTACTTCGCGGCCGGGATCGTCCTGGCCGCGGCACGGGAATCTTCAAGAAGGCCCGCCCCGTACGACTCCAGCCGGGATACATGGGCGGGGATATTCCGCCGCAGAAAATCCTTCAAGGAATCCTTCGCGGCCTCGATCCGCGCCCGCCCGGCAGCTTCGTCGGCCCGCATCGCGGGGCTCCGACGCGCAAGCCCGACCAGGCGGCGGGACGGCGCGGCCCAGCCAGGGACCTTGTTGGGCCAACCTCCTGCGGAAGAAACCAGCTTCCGGAAATCGTGCGGGGGGATCTGTTCGGCATGGCCGGGCCGGACGGGCCTGCCACGCGCGATGTCCCACTCGCGGGTCAACCCGGTCAACTCGCGGTGCGCGCCCTCGGCCAGCCCCGCCTCGCTCGCATGGTGCGCAACGGCATCCATGACCCGCGCTTCGATGTCGGGTGTCCCTTTCGCGAACCGTGCGGCACGCCCGAAAGCCACACGAGCGCCACGGGGAAGCCCGGGACGCACCGGCCCCAAAGAGCCGGAGGTAACACCGGCCGCGACGCCGGATAACGCACCGACAAGAGAATGAAATGCGGCAATCCTCCCGGCGGTGGACTCCAAGCCGTCGGCCCAATCCTTCACAGCCTTATTCCGACGCGCCCACGCCTCCGCAGTCGCCTTTTCATCCACAGCCCGGAAGGCCGGAAGCAGGGGATCGCCGGAAAGGCCCTTAATCTGCGTCAGGTCGCGCAGCACGGGCTGACCGTCCCGGTAGTACCCCCCGGGCCTCTCGGGAAGCGCCTGGAGCCTCCTGGCCGCAGCGGCGGCGGCGGCAAGCCGTGCCGCGCTCTCGCGGGAAGCCTGGGCACGGGACACATCCGGGCACTCAGCCGCCCAATGGCCCTTGCCTCCGCACCGGAAACAGATGTCGTTGGACTTATCGCGCGCGCCGCCGTACGACGGTGTCTTCCGGCCGCTCCGGCTTCCGGAGGAACCGCCAGCCGTTTTCGCGGGCTTCGAGGCACGGGGCTTTCCCGACCGCTTCGCGGCCGCAGCCGCCCGGGCCTCCACGCCCCACGGTTTCAACCCCATCATAGCCCCATATTTCGCCAACCGCGCGGCGGCACTCGCGATGCGGGCCGCGTCGGACCAGCGGTTCGACAGACACAATTCTTTCACGCGCACACGAAACACCCGGTTCTTCACAGCCTCGTCATCCCGGTCCGGAGGCGGTTCGGGAGGCGTGTAGTCCTCGGCGATGTCCTTCCCGACCTCGGCAAGGTGACAACGGCACTTGCAGTAAGGCGCGGGCAACCTCATCCACTCCAGAAGCGTCTTGACCTGCCCGTGCCGCTCACGACACGCCGGACAGTGCGTGCCGCTCTTCGTCTCACCCAAAAGCCACATGTACCGCGCCGCGCCATCCCCGCCCACCGTCGTCCCCGGAATCTTCTCTTCCGCCTGGGCTTTGGGAGTTTTTCCACCCGCCGCACTGCCGGTCCCCGCCACCCGGTTCGCGATAGGCTTGCCGCCCTTGATGTTCGGCTCGTTGGTCAAAGCGCAGGACACCACAGCCAAGGGACGCTTGCGCGTGGCGTCCGCCTCGTCAGCGGGCTCAAACTCGTTCGCGGGCGGGAACACGAGGGACACGAAACGGTAACGCCCGCCGGTCACGGCCTTGAGTCCTTCGTCGCTCCACCGCACCTTGCCCCACAGGCCGTCGTCTCGGACCTCCATACCCACGATCCAGCCAGCGGCCTCGCTCGGCTTGTCAGTGTCCATGCTGAAATGGTCGTAATCAAGAAGGATGCCGGCAAAGGCGTCGCCTTCGGCGTCACGTTTCTCGTTGAAGCGTTTCACCATCCCCTCAACCGAACGCCGGTCAATCACCTGCACGATCCCCGCATGGTGGGGAAACTCACCAAACGGGGTCAGGTGAACCCATCCTTCGGGGTCAACTTTGAACTCTGCTGTGTTGCCGCTCATACCGCACCTCCGGGGGCCGCTCCCTGCAGGGCCGCTTCCGCCGCGCCCGCGCCGTCTTCCGCGCCCGACGGGGCGACATCCCCGCCCTGTCCCTGCTGTTGCTGCTGCCGCATGAAGGTCATCCACGCGGGTTCGGCCTCGCCCGGCGTCATCAGCGCGAACCCCGCCTCCACAGGCCAGCCGGGGAAAGCCGCGTCCAGGAGCGGCTTGTCGAAGTCGCGCTGGAGGGCCTCGGACACGATCACCGCGTCGCTCTTGGCCAACTGATCGAACGCCTGCTGATGCGCAGATCCGGCCAGCGTTCCGCTCCCGCTCTCGGCCAGCATGGTAAGCAGACCGCCCGTACCGAGAAGCGTGATCTGCTTGTCGAGATAGTCCAGGTGGTCGCGGAACGGGGCCTTGCCGGTCCCGCCGCCGTCCACATACTTCACGTCCGTGCCGTTGGGGAGATAGCCCCGCTGGTCTTTCAGCAGCGAGCACGCGATGTTGTAGTACGCCTGCTCTTTCTCCTCGCTCAGGTTCGGAGGCCCGATGAAGAAGAACGAGGGGATGCCGTACACGTCCAGGAAGGAACTCCAGTCGCGCAACGCCAGGTTGCGGCGGACGAACTGCACGGACAAGATGCGGTCCATCGCGAAGGGGGCCTCGACAACCACGAAATTTTCGCGCTCGACCTTCTCGCCCTTTTCCACCCCGCTCCGGGCCTCGCGGTTGTAGGTCCACTCGCCGAACATCCCGTCGCGGCACCAGAACCACTGCTCGACCGGCTCCAGCCGGAAAACCTCCCCGTCTTCGCCGTAGTGCTTCTCGACGTGCGCGTACCCGCGGAACACGGCGGAGGCGAGAAACGCCACGGCCTCTTTCAGGTTGTCGATCGCGTCGTACCGGTCGCGCAGGAACGCGGCCTGTTCGCGGGCGAGCCCGGGGTCGGTGGGGAAGGCTTCCTCCTTCACGTCCCACGAGCAGGAGAGCAACGCCGCGCGGCGGCGCTGGACCACCGTAGCGATCAGCGCGTCGGACCGCTCCATGGCTTGGTAGAACCACTGGAGGTCCGCGAACGACCCGCGCTCGCCGGTCTCGATCTTCGCGGCGACACCCTCGATGGTCACGCCGCGGAGCGGGTTCGAGTACTCGCGCCACGCGTTGCTCTTCTCTGTGAACAGGTACGCCATATCTCAACGCCCCCGACGTTTCTTCAACGCATCCCGCCGCCACGCGGCCACCCCGGCGGCGCGGGAGTACTCGCGGGCCGCATCCAAGTATTCCGTGTCGCCCTCGACCTCGCGCAACTGCCTCTTCAACAGCCACACCCGGGAGCCCCACCGCCCGACGGCCTGTTCGCCATCCGCAAAGTAGGCCTCGCGGACCGCATACTCCCTGCGGAACCAATGCGCGTACGCGTCGCGGAACTCGTCGAACCCGACAGGCCCGACCTGATCGACACGCAGCGGAGCGGTCCGGCTAACCTGCGCGTCGACCACCGGAAACCCGAGGGGATCGAACATCCGTACCGGGACCGGAAGCACGTCGGCTAGGCTCACCGGAACGGGGAGAACCGAAGCCCATGCCACAGGGACCGGGAGAACATCGGCCTCGGTCACGGCGACGGCCAGCACGCCGGCCTCGACAACAGGCACGCCCAGCCCTCCTCCGCGGAACGCCGCCGCCCCGGGGGTCAGCAAAGCCAGCTTGGTCCGGATCTCCCGGATCAACGCGGCGTCGGCTTTCGCCGAGGAAAGTTCACCGGCCAGGGTAGCCAGCTCCGTTTTCGGATCGCGGACTCCGCGCCAATCAATCCTCCGGAACGCGGCCGTGGCCGCGTCCACGGAGGAAGTCAAAACAGCGGCACGCGCGGCGTCCCGCACTCCGGCGGGGAAAGCGCCGTTCGTGACGGGAGCCGCGGAGGCGACGGAAAGGAACGTGGCCGCCGCAGTTGCCGCGTATGCCGCAAAACGTTTCATCGGATCTTCTCCAGCTCACTCTTGAGCCGTCCGAGGAACTTGGCGTTTTCCTCGATGGCCGGAATTTTCAGAATGAGAGACTCCAACAGCGCGGCGTACGCGTCCTTTCCGAGAAGCGCCGGTTTTACATAGGAGAACGCATTGGCCGACTGCGTCCCGTACCCACGGCCGTCCCACAAACCGAGAAACGTCACTGCGTACCCATGAGCACTGGACTTGTCGCCAATACCGGAAAACATCCGCGACAACTCGTAGCACGCCCCGAGCCTCGACGGCGAGGCTGCGTCATCCGCGCGGACCTTGAGGAACGAGACCGCGCCCTCCCTGTCGCCGTTGAAGAACATGCCCCATGCCTTGTGGTGGTACAGGCTACGGGCCGGCATCGACGCCTCGATAGCTTCGACGCCGTAGTCCGCGTACGCCTTGTCCGCTGCGGCCACGACACCTTTCCAGTCCTTCGCCTTGAACAGCGCAGTGACCTTCGCCACGTCGCCGGTCACCGTCTGACCCTGCACACGCGGCGCGAAACCCAGCGCCGAAACCAAAACCAACACCATCCATGCGTAACGTTTCATCTGTTTCCTCCCACCCGTCACAACGAGCCGCCGCAAGCGCCACGCTCACGGCACAAAACGCCCGACCCCCCAAGAGGCCGGTACGACCGGGCGCCACCTCGTCTTGTCGCCCGAAAAGTTCAACTCCCCGCCCAGGTCATCCCACCGCTGGACGGACCACACCAGATTCGTGTTGCCCTCGCGCATCCACGCGCATGCGCATTCGCGGGACGGCATGAAAATCACCACGTCCACCACCGACCCCGTGGACGACAGTTGCGCGGACACGGAGTTCGTCGCGCTCTTGAGCCGCCACACGCGGGAATCCGCGGAGCAGTCATCCGTGAAATAGACGCGTCCGGCCGGGTCCGGATTGACCTCGTGCTGGTCCGCCGTCCAACTCCGGTAGTAATACACCAGGTTGGACCCGCCCGCGTTGTTCTCGGCCGCAAAGTTGTTGGTCGACGCCTTGATCTCGAAGTCGGTCCAGTACTCGCCGAGCGGGATCTCGAACACAGGCCACAGCCCTTCCGCGGCAACGACCGCGCCGGTCGACGCGCCGCCGCACCCGCACTCGCAAACGGGCACGCCGTCGACAACCGTCCCGGCCGCGCACCGCAGGGCGCACGCCAACGTCACCGCTGTCAGAAAAATCCGGCGCATGGCTCACCTCCCGCTCACGTCCATCAGCACCTGAACCTTGCCGGAGCCCCCCGGGGCTTCAACCTCCACCGCGTCCCCGTACCTCGTGGGAATCGGCTGGCCCGCCCACCAAAACACGTTGGTGCACCCCGCCGGAGCCGTCCCGATGAGAAACCGCACCCCGCCGCTCACCCTGGTGATCGAAACCGTGCCGGTCGGGCTTGCGGTGAAGTTCACCAGAGCCCCGGACAGGCTCCACCGGCTGTTCATCTGCTCGTTGGTCACGGCCGCCCGCCCGGACACGAACGACCCCGTCTTGTACTCCCCGGCGAAAACGCCGCACGACACCGCCACGGCCAGCGCAGCAGCCAGAAAACGCAACGCCCATCTCGCTCTCATAGTCCCTCCTTACCGTTTCAGACCAACACCAGCGGCTCTTTCGCGCGCCCGGAGACGCTCGGGCGGGGCAGACGGGCCATCAGCCCGCCGCCCCCGCCATTCGCGTACCGCCCCGCCCCCCACACCGCCAGAGCCAACGCCATCACACAGTCATCGTGATACCCGGACGGAGCGGAATACCCGATCCCCCCGTTCGGCGTGATCGTGTACTCGTACCGCTTCATTTCGCCGGTCAGCACCTCCCACGCAGCCGGCCAGTGCACCAGACCGCGCTCGACGGCCACCATCAAACCCTGCACCAACTCCCTCTTGCTCTGCGCCCCGATCTTGAACCCCTCGACGTTCGGTAGGACGCCTTTCACGTCGTCATAGATCGGGTCGCCGACGCCCGTGGCGTCCATGACCGCGAGGACCGCGCGGTGACGACGCGCAAACTCGATGATCTCGGCACGCTGGAAGGGCCAGTCCAGCCGGTTCGTCCGGTACATGTCGAAGCACCGCCCGGTCCGGGCCTCCATCGCCACGCACACCGTCCAGTCCGTGTGCTTGGCAAGATCGACACCCACAACAACCGGCCCCGCCGGAGCCGCCCCCGCAGAAGCCTCCGGCAACAAGCACCCGTCAACACCACGGAACACGCCTGCCGAATCCTCCAGAAACTCCGCCATATACTCCTGGCGGAACACATCCTCCGGCAGCTGCCTCCGGGCCTCCTCCCACTCGCCCACGGGGAAGTACGGGCTTTCGAGACTGGTATACCGGAAACTCCGGAACCCCTCCTGCCCCTCGACCCCGCGCGTGAACATGTCGTAGAACCAGTTGCGCCCGGACGGCGTGCCGATGAAAACGCCCCAGCCCATCGTCTGCGCCAGCGTGGGCCGCACGACGTAGTTCCACACCCGCACGTCCTGGCTCGCCGCCTCGTCCACCACCACGCCCCGGAAGCCGAAGCCGCGTATCGAATCCGGGTTGTCCGCGCTCAGGAACATCACGCGGCAGGGCCCTTTGGCCCCCTCGAACTCCACACGCGTCGGCAGCCGGCCGACCACCCGCACGAAGTCCGGCGCGATCTCCCGGAACGCCTCGACGCCCCGGTCCGCAACCCCGTAGGTGGGCGCGATCCACCCGTAGTCGCCGCCCGCCTCGCCGCCACCCCGGTCCAGTATCTCCGCCGCCATGCACAGCGTCTTCCCGAACCGCCGCCCGGTGCACACCGTCCGGAAACGGCTGCCACGGGCCTCGTGGATCTTCCTCTGCGCGTCGTGGGGTGTGTAGAGAAACTGCATCAGGATTCCTCCCCGTCCGCGCTGTCCATGCCGTCCGTCACATCCACCACCGGCTGAGGTCCGCCCATGCCGTCATCGTTGCCGGGGCCGCCGACCGTCAGAAGCCCGCGCCACTCGATCACACGGTCGCCGCTGTTGAGCTGGCTGACCGCCTGTTTCGGCAGCAAGGGCATCACAACGTCTTTGAAGAACCGCATCGGGTTCTTCCTGAAATCCTTCTCCAGGGCTTCGCGGAGCACCTGCAGGTTCTCCGCCTTCGCCAGCATGGCGTCCAATTCGCGCAAAGCGGCCGACCGCCCGCCGAGAACGCCTTTCTTGGCGCCCGCCGGGTTACCCGACTGCCCGGGCTTCCACTGATACGGTTTCAAACTGTCTGGAACCGGCCTCGCCATGATTCACCCCTCCTCTAACGCACGTTTTGCCACGCGGGAGGCGGAGGCGGCCTGTAAAACCCCTTCGCAAGCGGGGGGTTTTACAGTAGCCACCCCCGGAAAGGAAAACATGGGAAAATCACTGGTTCTGGAGTTGGTCGCGCACGGGGTCGCGCGGGACGAGGCCGGCGCGCAAGCCGTCGTAAACGCCACGCGGGCGGAGTTCATGAAGAAAATGCGGGAAACCGGCGGCGAGTTCGATGTCGCGGATCTCCACGACTTCTGCACAGAACGCTGGGGATTCGATCCCGACGAGTGTGAAGAGGAGGTGCTTCAGTGAAAAGCTGCACCTTCACCGTCACGGCCAAACGACCGGCGAACAGCGGGGCACCGCCTTTCGCGCTCACCGTCAACGCGCGGGACGGGCACAAGGCCCTCCTCACAGCGTTCTCCCAGGGCATCCCGCTGGGCTGCCTCACGCTCAAAGTGACCAAACACAACAAGACAAAGGAGTAGCCATGCGGTTCACAACATGCCCGCTCTGCGGACAGGAGCACTCGGACGCGGCCGTCATCTGCGCCGACAGCACCTTCGACTTCCTGCGGTCAACCAAGCAGGCAAATAAAAAGCACACGTCGCTGGGGCCGAAAACACGGTGCGGCCTGATGGCGCACTTTGACGCAGTCATCAAAGAACACGGAGAGAACAATGTCCCGAAACAAACCTGAACAGTTGGCGCTGGCGATGGACTACGCCGCCGCGATGGAAGCCTGCGCCGCCTACGTCTCCGTCAAAAGGCCGAGGATCCGCGATCCGGAAGCAGCCTACCGGCTCTTGCGCCCGCTGCTCACCGCGGCAACCGGGGGCGACGCCCAAGAGAGCTTCATGGTCATCTTGCTGGACACTAAGAACAAATCCGTCGGCATCCCCCGCGAGTGTACGCGCGGGCTGCTCGACTCCAGCCCCATACATCCGCGAGAGGTTTTCCGCGAAGCCGTGCGCGAAAGCGCAGCCGGAGTCATCCTCGGGCACAACCACCCCTCGGGCGACCCAACCCCCAGCAAGGAGGACATCGACATCACCACCAGGCTGATCAAAGCCGGGAAGATCGTCGGCATCCGAGTGGTCGACCACATCATCTGCGGCCACCCCAGCCCCGAGACGCCCGGCTACGTCAGCCTGCGCGAGAAAAACCTCGTCGCCTTCGATTAACTCACTCCCCCGGCTCCGCCCGAAAGAACGGGCTGCAGGGACGGCACAACAAACCGGCGCCAGGTACCCGCCGGCAGGAAAGCCGAGAACCCCGAGAGCACAAACAGAGATCGCCGGTCGGAGCCGGGCGTCCACCAACAGAAAGGAACAAAACCATGCCTACAAAAACACTCAGCGACAGCGCTTTCAAGCGTCTGAATGCCGCGAGAATCAGCTACAACTACTGCGGCATCTGCGGACACACGCCGCGCACACACCTCGACGAACCCAACCGCGCCCCGCTGCGCTGGTGGGACCCTGACGACGGATGGAAGATCGGCACCCTCTGCCGCTGGTGCGCCGAGGAGGCGCTCGACCGCAAGCCCCAGCCCGAGGACTACGCCGTCGCCACCCGCGCCACCAACGGCGTATGCGACGACTGCGACACCGACGAGGACCCGATCGACGCGCTCTGATCCACAAGACCCCGCCATGAAAAACACACGCTGTTACGAGATCCACTCGGGCCACGGCACGGGCAGGAAGGTCCTCTGCTGGGGCCTTTCGCGTTTCGGGGAGAGGCACGACGAGGAAATGCAGAACGCCGTTTTCAGCCGGGGCGGAGCGCCGGGATCCGGCAAGGCCTTCTGCGTCACCTTCACGCCGGGCGCGATGCCCCGGCAACTCTCGCCCGAAAAGGTGGCCGCGCGCCGCATCCGGAACATGAAAGCCCGCGCCGCCAAGACCCCACTCCTGGCTCCCGTCATCGAGCAGGAGGAAATGAAACGCGCCTACTTCTCCGTCGAAGCTGCCCGGAGCGCCGGGGAAAAGCGCCGCGCCTTCCTCGAATCCCTCGTCGAGAAATTCTGGAAACAACGCCCGGAAGAAACCCGAATCACGCTACCGCCGGACGCGCCGGATTGAACCACCTTCCCGGCGTCCAACCGCTTCGGAAACGTCGCATTCTTAATTTCACGTCCGACAGGCAGCCACCCCCGCCCGAGCACAAGTGACGGGCGGGGTTGGCTCGCCTGAGACAACGATTTCCTCCGAACCGAAAGAGGACCTTCCGGGAACAACCATCCCGGGCCACACCCGGCCAACCGGAGGTGGGGCACCCCCGCGCCAACAACGGGACCACCCGTCACGGCGCGGGGTAATGCCCCGTAATTCCACGAATTGAAAACAAGTGTCAACCGGCGGTCGCCCCGCCAGAAAGGTCACCATGACAACACCCATCGGACAAACGCCCGAGTTTCGCCAGGTCTGGCAGGCCCTCATGCGCCAGCTTGATGCCGTCCTGTACGCCGCGCACCGGCGCACGCCGAACGCCACCGAGACGGCGGAAGCCGTCAGCGTCGCCCGGCACCTGCTAGGCAAAGTCGGAAACATGCTCACAAACACCAACCCCGCAGACAAGGAATAACACAATGAAAGTCACGAACCAGATCACTTCGGCGCGGGCCGCACGAGCCGCGTTCCTCGCCGAACTCAATCCGGACCTGCGCAAGAATTACCGGAAAAACCTCCCGCAAAACCACCAATGCTGCGACATCCGGACAGCCTGGTGCTACTGGATCGACGCGATGGTAAAGGACGGGCGCATCTCGAACAAGATCGCCGACACCGTCGTACTGTGACCGCACCACAACCGCCTGAAAGGACAAACCACATGCACAGCACATGCGTAGACAGGACCACCAAAGCCGCGCGGCGATACGTCAGCCCGCGCACCCGGCCACTCACATCTGAAGAGGCGCAGACCCGCGCCCTCGCTTACATGCTCAAGGACCCCGACTGCGACCAGGACATGATCGACGCCGCCGCCCGCGAAATGGCCCGCCTCATCGAAGGCGAACGCGGCTACCTCGTGCCCGTACCGTCGCACACCGGTGGAACCCACGCAAACACCAAACTCGCCCACGCCATCGCATTCTGCACAGGGGGCAAGTTCGAAGTGCGCGACATGCTCGACCGCGAAGAGCCTACCGAATCCGCTTGCGAACGCCACCGCAACAAGCTCCCGCCCCTCGAACCGAATGCCCACGTGATCAGCGTACACCACCCTGCCAAACTCATCCTCACCGGCACGGAGAAAATCTACTTCGTGGACAACGTAATCACATCCGGAAACACCATCGAAGCCTGCCGCCGCGCGATGCTCGGTCTCGGCACCGGCCTGGTCTACGCCGACGCCCACCACGACGCCAAAAACTGAAAGGACGCCATGCCCAGCTTCTACATCGTCACACTCAAGCACGACACCGGGGTCTTCCGCCTCGGCGTCACCGCACCAAACCGCCGCAAGGCCATCAGCCAGGCCTGCGACGCGAAACACGCGCCGAAAGGCGCTGTCTTGTCCTGCATCAAGAAATCCCAAAAGAACGGGACACTGAAACCCCACAAGAAAGCGAACACATGAACGCCACCGCAGAAGCACAGCCGAACCTCATCCCACCCCCGGCCAAAACGACCCGCTACTGGAAAATCGACTCCGTCCACGGGAAAGACGGGGACCAGTCGCACCGTTACCTCTGCACGGTCGCCTCACGTTCGCAGTCCAACCCCGACAGACTCGCCAGCGCGTGCGGCTTTACCGGCCCGTTCCACTGCGTCGAAATGACCGCCCGCGAATACGCGGCCAGCCTCCAGAGGGTCTTTAGCTAATCGGAAGAGAAACCCATTAAGTTCGCGCCCACACTGATTGTTTAATCCCATCCCCGAGCCCGGCAGGTAAACCGGGCATGGATCAACATCTTTCACGTTGCGCCGGGTAGGGCGAACAAGCCAGTTGGCCACGCGAGATACCAGCCGGGCGCAACACACCACACAACAAGCAAACAACCGAGGAATGACACCATGCCGGTCACAGCAGTCATCCAAGACACGCCCCGCATCGAACGCGGGTACTTCACAAAAGCCGCGATGCAAGCCCTCAAACCCGTCAACTTCCACCTGAAGCTCAAGCTCTCGCACAGGAAGAACGACGCGCAGGCCCAGGCGGCACCGGAACCGCCGCCCGCGCAACCCAAGCCCGCCAAGGCGGCCCCTGCCGAACAGGGAAAACCGAAGCCCGAAAACACCGGCAAGAAAAAGCCGACGCAGGGCCAAAGCAAGGGCCGGAAAAAAGCGTAGGCCGAGCGCCATGAAAGCAACACACATCCGGTGCGTCGGTCCGAAGCCCGACTACTCGAAGAACACGCGCCGCACGGGGACGCCCCCCGTGTGGCACGTCTTCGCCGCCGACCCGTTCGGCATGCCGGTCTCGAAAACCTACGCGAGCCAAAACTTCGGGATCGCGCTCATCACCATGAGGCGCATGTCCCACGACCGCCACATGCCGTTCAAAGTCAGCCACCCCGACTGCCCCGCCACAAAAGGAGACTGCTCAAAATGTCGACTCGTTCCCTACGCCGCGCCGTGCCGCGCGCTCCGATGACCTTCCCGACGCTCCATGTCCTCTGCCCTCACGCGCAGTACATGGAGATCCTCGCGAAAAGCCGGGAGGGAGGACCCGGCACGACGGAATACTTCCGCCGATTGGACGCCCGCCTCAAAACGTGCTGGGACTTCATGCCGGTGTTCAGAACCCTGTCCGCTTTCGTGTCAAACGGAACGGCCAAAGCGTTCCTGCACTACCACGACGCCGCCACCGGCGCGGACTGGTGGCTCGCGGAAAAGCCCGGCCCCTTTGAGTTTTGGGCATCCGGACTCGCCGCATACCAAGAACTCCCGAAATACAGAGCGTTCTCGCTCGACGAGGTGTTCAACCTGTCGGCACGCCTCGACCTGAATTGGGAGCCGACCGAAATACGGCTCATCGACACCCGCGCATAGCACAACCGACCCCAGCCCCGGGCGGAACGGCGGCGTGCCACGTTTGGCGCCGTCGTTCCCCGACCGGCGCACAATGGAGGAAAACAGACCATGAGCAAGAAACACAAGAAACAGCTGAAAGAAACGGAAATCACAAGCGCACCCAAGGTTTACTCCCTGGACCCCGCAAGCGGCCTCTGGATCGACAAACAGGGAAGAGCCTACCGACTCGACACGCATGGCACGCACAAAAACGCGTCCGGCGAAGACCTGCCCAACCGGCTCGACCTTGTGCCGATCCCGTCATGAAAAACTACCCACAACAACCAAAACCGCCCCCGGCGGTCACTCCGGGGAGAAAAGCATAACATGAGCGTTTTCGTTCGGCGTTGCTCCGCGCGAAGACCGCTCGTGTAATTGGAGGATAAAATGAACGTGAAAAGCATTGTGGCTGAATACCTGAAGGCGAACAAATACGACGGGCTTTGCTGCCTGGATGTCCCGTGCGGCTGCCTGCTTGAAGACCTGGCGCCGTGCGGAGAGATGTCGGAGAAGTGCCGACCTGGACACCGTGAGAACGTGGACAAGCACACGCCATGCGAGTGCGGCGAAAGCGGAGAGGACCACTGGCACATCGTTGCGCATGGTGATTTCGGAGTCGTGAACGAAGAAGAAGCGAAGCAGTGGGTGTGCGAGTGGGGGCCGTCTGTGATCCGAGGTCGGTAGATTGGCGCTGGAACGGGATGGAGTGGGAGCATCATCACGGCTATCCCATCGGCCACGTAATCGCAACGAAGGAGCCCAACGCTACGGGTGAGCGGCCCGAAACCCGCTCGGAGGACGCATGAAAACGAAGACAACGCAGGCGCTGATTTCGGGTACGATCGACCCGATTGTTCGGCTTCCGAAGTGGGCACAACGCCGGATTGCGGAACTCGAAGAACGGGTGAAGCGGGCGGAAGCAACAATCCCGTGGACATCCCCCGGCACGGAGTGGTTCACGCTGTTCTGGCCGGGACCGGAGCCGAAGGCGCGGGCACCACAAAAGCTGTTCACCTGCGGGGACGGCGGGACGCACTGCGTCTGTACGCTCGGGCCGGAAGATTACGTGTTTGTCGGGCGCGGCAAGAAGCCGAACGCCGAGCATGAGCCTCGGCGCGAAGCGACGTAGCGCTCCATGCTCTTGTTCGGTTTCTGAATCACAACACAACGGAGGACAGAATGGAAGACTTCAGAAAAGACGGGCACAACGCAGGGCGCGGGCAAGCGTGGCGCAACGATCACCGCGAACCGCCGCAGACGGACGGCGACCGCTACAGCTACCGCGTAGGCTTCGAGGAAGGCCAGCGGCGACAGCGTGTGGCACAAGAGATCGACGGGGATCTGTACGGCGATGACCGTCGGTAAACCGAACAACCAAAACCGCCCCCGGCGGTCACTCCGGGGAGAAAAGCACAACATGAGCAACTCATATCTCACCCTCAAAGCCAAACACAAAAACGAGCTCCACGCCATCCCGATCCGATTCGCGTTCTGCATGCGGCAGTTCGAGGACGCCATGAAAGAACTCGGGCTGACTCCGAACGACACGGACAAAATCTACCGCCTGCCAGGCGGGGGTTTCATCCGGAAGACCGACGCGAAGGCGTTCTCGGACATGCTCAAAAGATTCTCGGACGAAAAAGAAGAGGCCATCACCGCCGACGCCGACGGCACGGGCTACATCTTCGAGATGTTCGACTACGAACTCAGAAACCACGAGTACGGCTACACCCACGACCCCGAGCCGACACTCGACGCGCTGGGCCTGACCATCGCGGAAGTGGAAGCCAACCCGGTCATGTCAGCCGCGTTCAAACGCGCCAAGGCCGCGCAGTTCAAGGGGGATTGACCGGGGGCTTCGGGGCCGGAATACCGGCCCCTCGCCCAAAACACCGCACGACACCTTAGACCGCACGGTGGGGCACCGGGGCCTCGCCCCCGTTCCCCGCGCGCGGCGCAACGAGCCGCCGCGTGCCCCCCTCCCCATAGAAGGCGGGGCTTGTCCGACAGCGTGCGTCTGCCTGGGACGGCGTGTGTCGCTCCGTTACGCTTGCGCTTCTCTACGCCGTCACGCGCCGCCCGCGTCATCCGACCGCTGCCGCCCTATGCGCCCCGCCGGACAACCCGGCGGCGTTGGCGGATACGTGCCACGTGGGCCGCCGCCTGGCGTCAGCTTCCCGCGTGGCACGCAACCGCCCGCCTCACAACCGCCGCGCGAACACGGGCAGCCCGCTTGCGCGGATCTGGCCCGCGCTCGCCAAAGCGCAGCCACGAAACCGCAGACACGGCCGCAACACGACAAGGCTTCGGGGCCGGAATACCGGCCCCTCGCCAAAAACCCCGCACGACCACGGCGGATCGGATTGGCTGGCGGGCGCTCCGCAGAGCTTCACGCCCACCAACCCAAACCGCCCGCCTCACAACCGCCGCGCGAACACGGGCAGAACCGCCTGCGCGGATCGGCACCGTGTTCGCCGACCCGCTCGGGCGCTCCGCGCCCTCGCTTCACGCCCAACAACACGGCGCTACGGCACCCGCCGAAGGGCACCCCGCCCACAAGGGACGCCTCCCTGCCTCTCTTTCCGGGCGGGCTGACCGGCAACCCGAGGCCGCTTGGTCACACCAGGCCGCCGCGAAAGCCGCGAAAGGCGGCACGCGCAACCGGCCTGCCACAGGGACGGCGCACACGACACGGCCCTCCCCACGCCGGCCGTGAAGAGCCTCGCGTGGCACGCGCCCGCCGGTACGGGCTTCACACGCGGAGCCGGGACATCGTGCCGAACGGCAGTCGGGGCCGCTGGACACATGCCAGTGTGCTCACTTGCAGACTTTATGGTACCCCCGCCGCCTGTTTCACGCCGAACGCAAGCCTGACCACAGTCACCAAGCCAGTCCCAAACTATGCCTTGCGAAGTTTGGGCCAGTCTAGGTTGACCGGCCACACGGCAAACGCGCCGGCCGTTGACAGGCGCACACGGAGGTTATCATGAAAAAGTCCACCAAGAAGAGCAACACGAACCTGTCGTCCTACGCGGCCCTCGGCTGCGTCGTCCTCATCACAACGCCCCCGGCGTCCGCAGAGCGCCCGTACTTCGGCGTCCGCGTCGCCCGCGAGGCCGACGGCCGGTACGAGAAGTACAGCCCGGTCTACAAGTGCGCCGACCCCGAGAAGGCCCGGGCACTCGCCGCCCAGATCGCGGCCGACCGCGGCATCAAGGTCGAGACCCGCGCGGCCCCCGAGCGCCCGGTCATCCACCCGCCCGCCACGAAGTAGCGGGACGCGCCCCCCTCACCGGGGGCGCCCTTTTTTTGTGCCCGCGCCGGACACGCGGAACGAACGCGGCACGCGCCAGACGAATCACCCACCCTAAAAACAAGTGTCGGGTGGGTGGTCCGCCCGGCTCAACCAAGGAAATTCACAATGAAAACCGGATTCAAGAACGTTTACCTTATCGACGAAAGCATGGACGAACCGGAACTCGTGGGCTTCGACACGGCGGACGGGGCGTATGATCTGCTCTGCGAAATCCGGAAAGACGCAGACTTGCCGGAAGACACGAACACCCGGTTTTTCACGAGACCCGCCTCGCTCTACTTCTAACCGGCGGAACGCCCCGGCTCGCGCCGGGGCTTTTTCCGTGTCACCAAAGGCCCGCGCCTACGGCGCTCGCCATCAGGTTTGCCGGGGGCCTGTCTCCTGCCCCCGTGCCCCGACCCGGCAACACGCTCACGAAACGCGAACCCCACGCGACGACGGCAACGTCAAACCGCCGTCAGGCTGGACGGCACCGTCTTCATCATCCATCACGGCAGGCTCCTCGAACAGACGCCAAGACGGATCCGGCATCCGCCGGGCCTTGGCGTCGACGCTCGCGAGACGACGCTTCCGCGCCGCCGCGTCAAGGCCAAGGTTCTCACGCAAACGCGCCTCGAACCGGTCTTCCTCATCCAAATCATCCAAAACCCCCATGAAAAACCTCCTCCAGCCAAACACCCGCGCCGCCGGCGGGAGCACGCGCCAGACGGGGCGGCCCCCACCCGGGGCTCTCACGACGCCGCAGCATCGCATAATCGACCGATTATTCGACGCGGCGGTCCGTCCCCGCCGGGCGCTGGACATAACGCGCGTTATGTCCGCTCCCGGCAGAGGCTGGGCGGGTCACGCCCCGGCTACCGGCGGACGACCCGCGCCGCGCCGCTCTGCGCCGCTCCCCCTCGGCTCGCCCACCGCACGCCTCCGGACGCGGCCTTTCGTCCGCGGCAGCAGTTCCATCAACACCGGATAATCGGCCAACGCCCGCACGACACGCATCGAACACGCAGAACGACCCATCCCGAGCCGCTCCGCGATCTCGCGATAGTCCAGCCCCAAGTACCGGAGCCGCACCACCTCCAGCGTCTTCGCCGACAACCGGAGAAGGGCACCCAGCGCGTCCGCCAATACCGACACGGGCATGAGCGTGTCGCCGGGCCCATCGGCAGGCTCCGGCGCCGCCGTCCGCGCCTCGTCAAGAAAGACGTGCCGCTTGCCCGAGGTCAGGCAGACCGCCCCGGGCCGTCCTGCACGCAAGCACTCCGCGCAAGGCGTTTCCTCCCAAGGGACATCCGCAAACGCCCCCGCCGCGATCTCACCCGCGTGCGGACAGTCATGACACTCCATAAGCCGTACCCTCCCTCCACCGGCATCCGGGCAACTCACGCACGAAACAAAGCGAACCAGCCGGGGTGACTCTTGTTCTCCCGGACCTCGCACCGGCAACCCTTCGCCTGAACCCGAGCGCGCTCACGCTCGCACCAGTCGCGGTTGCTGATCGGCAACCCGCCCGCAAAGCCAGACGGCTCACGCCTCTCGCCGTGCAGCCACTCCGTCATCTGACGGTCCGACAACTTTTCCCCCGCCATGACTCACCCCTCCTCACCGGCCGGATACGGCCCGTTGTTGATAGCCCCCTCACGACCGTTCACCGTGCACGTCAGTCCGTACGCGCCGGAACAGGTAATCCCGTACTTCACGTCCAGAAGCCCGTGGTGCCCCGTCACGTCGGCGAGCATCTGGCGCTTCAAACGGGTCAAAGCCTTCACGACACCATGTCCGTCAGGCGCAGTCAATTCAACAGAAACACGAATCATATACGCAACTCCTTTAGTAGACTTCCTTTAGTTTAGAACAGCCGCTTTGCTGCGTGCGTAGCGGCTCCGCCCTCCGCCTCCGGCCCGCATGCCGGACGCCTCGGCAGGTAGCCAGAAGCGCCAAACGGGAAGGGGGGGCCTGCGGGCGATGCGCAGAAGCCCCCAGCAGGAAGCTCCGAGCGTTCCGACATGGCCAAACATGGCCACGGCTGGGGGCTGGGGGCGCACTGGACAGACATGGCCATTTCGCCCCTTTATACCCTTTAGGGTATAGGGGGTAATGGCCATGTCTGGCAGGGCATGGCCATTTGGGCATGGCCATTAGCAAATGGCCAGGGTCAAAAAGACTCGTTCTTGAGTGCATCGCGCCCCTCCTCCGTGACCTCGTAGATACCCTTGCCTGAAACCTTGCTGACAGCGAGCAAACCGAAGCCTACAGCCTCATCAAGCTTTCTACGAACCGTAGTCTCGCCGCACCCGAGCACCTCAGCGATCCGGGACCGGTAAGCGTACCCGGAAAGCCCCGGGTTCGCGTCCACGAACGACACAACGCTCAGAACCCCGAATTTCTCGGGTTTTACGGGGGGTCTAGCCGGACCCTTACCATCACACCCCCTGACCGCTTCCTCGTCCTCCTGCGAGGCCTGACGCCAGAAAACGCAGCCATTGTCGGCATGCTTGAGGAGTTTCTGGAAAACCGGCTTGCCATCCTGGTCGATCCACCCCGTCCGCTGGCCCCGCTTCCCGGCGATGAGCCTGAAGACGCCGGGGACGCCGGAGGGCATCAGGGAGAGGATCGCCCGCGCCCAGTTCACGATCTCGGCCCCGCCGGCGCCGATGTAGGCGGCAAACTGATCGTTGCCCCACTGGTCTCGAAGGTCCTTGTCGTTCGGCGGCTTGTTCGTATGGTGGACGAAGAAGACGGCTGCCCGGTCCTTCCCGGTGTCGGACGGATCCTTGATCTCCCGGTCCAGAGAGCCCCGGAGGAACCCGGAAAGCTCCGCGTTGCGGGAGCAATCGCCCCCGAAGTAGGACTGGAACGGATTGACGATCACCAGATCGACATCCGGGTTCGAGTCCAGAATCGCGCCAAGCTCGTTCACGAACGCCTCGCCGAGCAGCCCCACAGCCTGGTAGAAGAACACCCGGGCGCTGGCCGGGTCCTCCGATCCGAGCACGGTCCGCAGATCCCACTCGTCGAATCCGAACTCCTCGACCAGCCCTTTCGAGACCTCATTGCGGAAAAACGCCACCTCCTCCCGGTCATCCTCGGCCTGGATCACTACGATCTTGAGCGGCCGGACCGGTTCGAGGCCGAAGAACGGGCGTCCGAGCGCCCAGGAGATCGCGGCCTGGATGGTCCAGACGGACTTACCCACGCCTGAGGGGGCAATGAGGAAGGCGCCGCCGCCCTTGCGCAGCCACCCGCGCCGGAAAAGCGCGGCGGGGTTCTTCTCCTCCGGCACAGGGTCCGGGAACTGACCGAGAGGCAGGAGCGGACGCGCCGGCTTGCGGGGCCCAGGCGCGGCCTTGTCCGCCACGGCCTGACACGCCTCGGCGTCAGGCTGTTGAAGGTATCCGCCTTTCAGAAGGAGCTCGATCGGCGAACTGAACACGGTTTCAGCCATGTGCCCCTCCTAATCCCGGGAGTTCGCCCGCTGGCCGGCAACCAAATCACGATACCTGCGCATGAGGGTCTTGCTGGCACGACGCCCGCGCAAGACCGCCCACAAATGCTGGTGCGTCACGCCCAGCTCCCTTGCCGCGCCGCAGATGCCCTTGATGCGCGGGCCGCGCTTCCGGATCTTCTTCATAAACCACCGTCCTTTCTAAACCACAAGATTTTCTGCCTGACCGCAGGCCCGTCCGCCTTGCGCCGCAAGCCGCCCGGCATGCGCACCCACCCGCAGGGGTCCCAGCGGGTCTGGTCGGCGCCGAGGCGCGTCGCCGCAGCGAAAAACGCGGCCATGCCGTTGCCGCCGGCCCCACGGCAGTCAAACCAGCAGTGCAGCGACTTCCCGCCCGAATCAACCGCCAGCACGAGAGGCAGGGCGCAATTCAACGCGGAAGCCACCCGCGCCTGCTCGGGCTTTCCGAACGTGGCGTCGTCGAACTCCGCCACGAGATACCGGCGTTCGGCCACGTTGTCCTGACACCTCGCCGAAGGTTTGCCCTCCTTCGTAACCCCCCGGGGCCCCTTCATCGGATTCGGCGCGATAAACTGCGCCGTCCCGACCCTCGGAAGCCACTCGCGCAGCGGGCGGCAAACCGGCCTCTCGCACACCCACCCGGCGCAGACGAACTCGTCCGGCCCGAACATCGCGGGCAGCACGTCGGAGGCGCACAGCCCGGTGTCCGTGACGCCGTCGAACAAAGAGGGCGCGGTGTCCGCCGCGTTCCCCCTCGCGGAGGCGTCCAGCGAAGGCCAGGAGGGGGCCGGCTTGCGTTCGCCGGGTGTCCGGGGCGTGTCGTAGGCCAGACGCAACGCCGCCTCGATTTCGCGCTCGGGGATGGCGCGGTGGCTGACCCACCGGGCGCAGCACTCCCGCAGGAACCGGGAGCACGCCTCGCGAGAAACGCGCCCCGAAGCCTGGAGCCCCGCCGCGGCTCTCGCGAGCCAGCGGTGGGTCTCCCCGGCCTGAGGGATCTCCCTCAGCGTCTCCTCGACGCGCCTCGAGAATGGAAGGACCAAGGCCAACGATCACACTCCTTCGAGCCCGAGGTCCTGCTGCAGCTCATCGTCAGTCATCCGGCGCTGGCTGATCCGCTCGCCGGTGTCCGTCCGACGCTCGATGACAAGCCCGAGCGCGAAATCGAACGTCCGCTCGCACGGGACGGTCCGGAACTCGAAGCCGTTCTGGACGTTCCTCGCCAGCGTGCCGAGCCGCGCCTCCTTGCCGGCGATCCGGCTCTTGAACTCCTGGACGACCGCTTTCAGGTCCGTCTCGTCGCTTGCAATCTCGCTCATCAGCTGGGCCATTTCCTTCGACCGCTCGACCGTCTCGTCGCCGGTCAGAACGCACTTCTGCATGCTTTCAAAATTCTCGACCCGCGCCGTTTTCTTGACTCCCTCTTTCTTCGCCATAAACACACCTCCGCGCCCCTTTCGTTAAGCGTGCCGGACCCGGGGCCTTGCCCGGCACGCCACCAGTCACTTCAACGCCGCGCGCGCGTTTGTTTCATCACAGCTCGATCCGCCGCAGAATGTCTTCCAGCGCATTTCCCGTTGCGTTGGCCTGATCGCAGAAACGCGAAATCGCTTCAGCAAGCGGAACCAAGGGAGATCGTTCTTGGACGTTCTTAATTGCTGCGCACAGGGTGCTCTCCCCCCGTAAAATCGGAGCAAGGGCGTGTTCGAGTGCGTCACGCAACTCGTTCAGTCTCGCAAGCTCCTTTTCCATTCTCGCCACCTGTTCTTGCGTCTGTGTGCTACGGCACGGCTCACCGAGTTTTGCAGGTGAATCATTCATCTGGGGTCCGATTCCAACACTTCCGCCAATAGGTCCATACATGATCTTTCCTCCGCCCCTGTTGTTTCGCCGCGCTGTTCGGGGCCGCTCAGCGCAACGTTGAAAGCCCGACGCGGGAGCCGTGAGGACGGACTACCGCCGCTCGGCCCCCGTGTTCGCCCAACGGACCACGACACCGAGCGCGGAGCGTTCCA